CGGTGGGCTTGATGGGCATGTTGAATACATCAGTCCGGACACCTTGAAAGACGATCAGAAAGCCGCCAGTGGACGCCCGGATGATACCTACTATCGCGTGCTGATCCTGACGGATAAAAGCACGTTGCATGCGGGTAACAAAGATCTACCAATCATTCCCGGCATGATCGCCACCGTTGAAGTGCGTACGGGTGAGAAAACTATTCTCGATTACCTGCTTAAGCCGGTCCTGAAAGCCAAAGAAGCATTCCGCGAGCGTTAATAATCATGAAAAATAATAACAAGATGCGCCCTGCAAAGGCGCGTCATCTCTCTTCGCTTGCCGTTTGTATTGCGGTTGTAATGGCACCTGCGATCAGCGTAATGGCGAATTCCACCGGTGAATTGATGATGTTTGCAGAGATGAGTGGCCATCGTCCGGCTGCACCGGCGCCAGTTCCTGTTGCCCCCCTGCGGACGCAATCAGCGCCAGCGATAATTACGGCTCGCCCAGTTGTTTCAGCACCTGAGCAACCGATTTTTGCTGAACGTCAGGTACAGCCACCGGTCGTTGCTCAGCGTGAGCGGCCAGCAGCAGCGCCGATTTCACCGCCTGTAATCGCGGCGATTCCGCAACGCATGCAACGAGTGGAACAAGCTGCCCCTATCAGCGCCAGGCCCGTTCAGGCTGCGGAGACTCAGGGGGGGGGATTTCTGACCGAGGAACAGCGTCGCCCTGCGCCGCAACCGTTTAATCCGCAACAATCAGTGCGCAGTGTAAACCTGCCGCAGCCGGCACAAACGGTGATTTCTATACCAGCGCCGAGTGCGGAGCCTGACTTTAGCTACGCCAGCCCGCCAGCCGCAGAGGAAGCCGTAAAAAGTTCGCCTGTGACCCTCAGCGGAACCGCTAATGAAACGGTCGCGGAAAGTGAAGTGCGACAAAAGCTTCTTACGGCAGCACGCATTACCTGGCGTATTAGTCCATCTCTGAAGTCCTATATCGCTCAAGGTGATGCGGCTGAAGCTAGCGTCGATGAAGCGAAGGGCCAGCGCTGGCCGCAGGTGGATGTTAATGCTGCATCTGCGACCAAAGAGTTTGGTAGTGGTACTAAAAGTTATGAATATCAGAGCAATACGCCATCTCTGGGGGTATCAGTAGCGACCAACCTGATCGATTTCGGGCAAACCAGCCGCACCATCGAAAGCCGAGAAGAGCGCGTAAAGTCAGCGCTGCAAGCGGTGCAGGCACAGCGTGAAGATCTGGCAATGCAAGTAAGTAATGCATTGATTGAATGGAATAAACAGCAGCACGTCATTGATATCAGCAAGCAATATCTGGCACGTATGGCGCAGTTGACCAAAATGCTGAGCGGGATTGTCCAGTCGGATACGGGACGACGCAGTGAGTTAACTCAGGCAAAAGGACGTTTGCTGCAGGCGCAAAGCTATCTGGAAAATGCTGAATCACGCGCGCGTGATGTGGAAATCACCCTGAATCGCCTGATGGGCAATAGCCGAGTGACATTACCGGCCAGCGATAAGTGGGCATTATCATTTGGCAACCTTAATCGCCAGTTGACCAGTTTGGATGTCCATCCATTGATCCTGCGCGCCAGTGCGGAAGAGCGTGCAGCCTTCAAGGAAGCTGAGGCCATCAAGGCTTCAGGTTTACCAAAACTCAATTGGACGGTCAGCAAGAACACGCGTGAAGATCAGCTCGGACGCCAGCAAGCATGGCAAACCGGCTTGAACGTTAGCTGGGGCTTATTCCGCGGTGGTTCAACTAATGCTCAGGAGATTGCGGCGATTAAACGTGCTGAAGCGAGTCGTCAGCAAGTGCAGGAACAGCGCCGTGATCTGGAAAACCGCGTGCGTGCTGCCAGCCAGAATGCGCAATCAACCGCTGAACGCGCGGTGTTATACAGGAATCTGATTGTAGAATCCGATCGTATTCGTAAAGACTTTTTTGATCAGTGGTATCACCTGGGGCGTCGCTCATTACTGGATGTACTGAGTGCGGAAAGCGATTTGTACAACAACCAGGTGAGTGAAGTGACCAACCGTTTCGATAGCTATGCCGCCATCATCAGCGGTTATGCAAACTCAGGTACATTGAGCCGTTGGCTGATGACCGGACGTTGAGTTCGCTAATGAAACCCGCTTCGGCGGGTTTTTTTGTGTTTAACCTAACCTAAACAAAGTGAATGTTGAGTTGGCAAGGTATCGCCAGACGTTTTAGAATCGCGGCGAATTTTTACTCAAGAGGATTACTGCATTGGACACTTGTCCCGCACGATTACAACAGGACCTTGCGGTAAGATAGACCTCACGCTGTCTTAACCGCGCGTTAAGACGGTGGATTTCCTTCCAGAATTTCCCCTTTTTATTAGCTAAAGCTGCTGAACATGGCGGTATTGGCTCTGTCTGTAATCCATTTATTTAACCTGTTGTTCCGCATGCCTTAAATGATGTGGAGTGAGGTCTATTATGGATTGGAAAATATTTCTACTGCGCGTCACCGTCGCGCTGGTTTTGGGCGCACTGATTGGCAGCGAGCGCCAACTTCGCCAACGCATGACGGGGTTACGTACCAACGCGCTGGTCAGCACCGGCGCATGTCTGTTTGTTCTGATGACGCAAAGCGTGCCAGGCATCGCCGCCGATGCATCACGCGTCGCGGCTTATGTGGTTTCCGGAATCGGATTCCTTGGTGGTGGCGTGATCATGCGAGATGGTCTGAACATTCGTGGTCTTAATACCGCCGCCACGCTGTGGTGCACTGCCGCTGTCGGTGTGTTGTGCAGCATGGGATTGCTGTTGGAAGCGGCAATTGGCTGCATGGTTATCCTCTGCGCCAACATCCTGCTGCGTGAACTGGCACTTGGCATTAACCGGCAAACCATCGTTTCGCCCGCTGAAGCGATACAACACTACAAAGTCCAAATCATCTGCCTCGCGCAAGATGAAGTGCAAGTGCGTAGCTTGATGTTGCACACCCTCGGTAGCAGCGGCTTACGCCTGCAATCGTTGCATAGTGAGGATATGGATCCGCCGCATCGCATGGAGGTGAACGCCGAAGTGATGGGCAATCCGACCTTGACCGATCAGCTTGAAAGCTTGGTGAGCCGCATTAGTCTTGAAAAAGGAGTGAGTTCAGTGCGGTGGCAGGTCAGTGAGTTAGAGCGTGATTAAGTTATAAGCGGATAATGCCTTCGCAGCGACATTCTATCGCTACTAAAGCGAGAGCAACAAAAAGCCACCGTGAGAGTGGTGGCTTAACTGCGTGAATATATTCACTAAATTTGGTGGCCCCTGCTGGGTTTGAACCAGCGACCAAGCGATTATGAGTCCCAATTTTAAGTGAGTTAAATCAGTAACTTACTGATTTTTATGTTTTCTTTAGGCCGAATAGTGATGAAAAGTGGCACATAGCGTTGCGCTCTGCTGCCACTTTGCTGCCAATTTATTCCTAATTTTTGAGGAAAGTTTTATGGCGCATTAGGTGGAGATGATTTCCCACGCCGACTGATTTGCCCTCCTTTCCGTCCCGCTTCCCGAGCTCGCTTAGGATCATTGCGGAAATTGCCACCACTGATGTGTCCTCCTTTACGGCCCGCTTCAGCCGCGCGTTCGCGATTGGCTGCGAAATTCCCGGAACCGCCCTTAAGCGTATTTTCTGTCATAGCTTGCCCCGTCTGATTTGAGATAAGTATCAACATAAATAGTAGAAGGCATGGAATATATCTATGCCTGATAAAAAATTTTTCCATATAAAAGGTAGGTGTTTGTCTATTAAACGTCTTGAGTGCCGGGACTACTAACTCTATTAGTGGCACTATCAAAATTTGTCTTTCCATTGCATAAAAATTGAGCTGATTCACATTCTTTGCTAAGGACGCATGCCAGAATTTTGCGAAATTTAGGAGGATGTGACATGAAAAAAAAGCCATTGCTTACATTAGGTTTTCTGCGTCAGCTCAACAATTTAGCGATTCTGTTAGGCGACAAAGCCTCCTAATCGATGAATGGCTAATCCGAAATCCAGATTATGAGTTGGATGAACTTACTTATCAGGATCTGGGGCTCAGCGCTTTTAATGGGACGCATGCAATGCGTGGTGCACTTGCTGACTTCATTGAAGCAATTGAGCATGGCTTTATCAGGCAAGGTACGGTGCTGCTAGTTGAGAGCCTCGACAGGCTTTCAAGAGAAAAAATTGGTGATGCGACTGAAAGACTCAAATATATTCTTAAAGCTGGCGTAGAAGTCGTAACTTTATCAGACCAAACACATTACAACGAAGCATCACTTGATGACCCTTATGTATTAATCAAAGCGATTTTGATTGCTCAACGAGCCAACGAAGAAAGCCAAATCAAATCCCTACGAATGCGTTCAGCATGGCAAAAGAAGCGGGACGATGCAGAGAAGAATGGAACACTTTTAACGCGTTCCTGTCCGAGATGGCTAAAAATAACAGATGATGGAAAGTCATTTGAAGTTATCTCTTTACATGTAAAAAGCATAACAAAAATTTTTAAATTACGCTTAAAAGGACACTCTCTAAATAGTATAACTAAAACTCTCAATGACAATAACATCCCAAATTTAAGTGGAGGATTGGGGCATTGGAATCCTTCTACTATAGAGAAACTACTCGGTAACAAGGCTCTCATTGGTACATATTCTCCATCTTACAGAACGATGTCTAAGGGCGTTAAAGATATACCCGGTTATTTTCCGTCAGTTATTTCTATGAAGTTGTTTTTAGATGTGCAGGAAATACGATTATCTCCATTTGGTCGAGAAATAAATAATGATAATCCATATTTGATTAATTTGTTTAGATCTATCCTATACTGCAATCTCTGTGGGCATTCCATTATTATGTCAGGCATTGATGCTAAAGGTATGGGATATTACGTATGTCCAATGAGGAGGCTGCATCGGTGCAATACACCACCCATAAGACGAGATATAGCAGATCGAGCACTCGTACATGTGTTGCTAAGATGCATTGATGCAATGCAGATGGATTATTCAGGAGGCGGCATAATTAAACAATACGAAATGCATCTAATTGAACTTCAGAAAAATATTAATCATCTGGTAGAAGCATTACAAGTTGCTCCAGATGTCAGGGAGTTGGCTGAAAAAGTAAGGGCAGTTAGCAAAGAGTTAAGGGATGGCGAATTGAGATTGAGAACCCTAAAATCTCGGAGTAAATATGCTGGTAGTGAAGAAATTGCGAACATGGATTTGGGCATAAAAAATAATAGGGAGCGTTGTCGTAACTTTGCATTGAGATACATCGAAAAGATAATCATAAATACATCAGTTAATCAGTGTGATGTTTATTTAATGAACGGATTGAAGATCCTTAACTTCCCTCTAGTTAAACATCTTCATCCTGATAGCTTCATTAGTTCTTTAAAGTATATTGACAACAATACATTAATACTTTGAGTTAAGGGGTTTTTTCCATGAGGTGATTTATTAAATAATGAGAATGTATCATCTAAAGTTGAGGCGTTATTTTACTATATTTGTACTCCATTCACTTGAACTTACATCACGATTCCATTCGATTTAAAGGATTGAATAATATAGCTTCAGATAAATGGTCCGGCGAAAAATGTGCATATTTCATCGTTACTTTAATATCTGTATGTCCCAGTATCCGCTGAAGTACAAGAATGTTCCCGCCGTTCATCATAAAATGAGAGGCAAAGGTGTGCCGTAAAACGTGCGTCAACTGCCCTGCAGGTGTTTCTATACCGGCGCGTTGCATGGCCTTTCTAAACGCTGAATAGCATGGTTTAAAGAGCACCTCTGCTTTCCTGCTCGATGGCAGATCAGCCTGTAATTTTTCAGTTATCGGTACCGCTCGGTTTTTCTTGCCTTTAGTTTTCACGTAGATGATCTGACCGGCGCGGATTTGATTTCCCTTTAAGCCTTCTGCCTCACTCCATCGTGCGCCAGTTGCCAGGCATATTTTCACAATGGTCGTCAGGTCTTGGGAGCGGCTGTTCTCACATTCGGCGAGGAGGGTCCTGATTTCCTCAAGGGTGAGATACGCCATTTCCGATTCACTGATTTTAAACTCTCGCACGTTCTCTAACGGGTTCGGTCCAGTCCATTCATCCAACCTGCGCAGCTCGTTAAACATAGCCCTGAAATAAGCCAATTCTAAATTGACCGTGCGAGGCGTAACAGTCTTCACTCGAGTTGAGCGTGTGATCTTCCCGCTTAACCGCTGCTCGCGATAAGACGCAAAAATTTTCGCGTTAAACTCGGTTGCGAGTGGGTTTCCCATCGCCTCGCAGGCGAACGCCATTGTGGTTCGCCGCTTCTCACCATCCGCCAACGTAATGCCATGCGTGTTGAACCATAATTCAACCAGCTCAATTACACGACGCTTGTCTGCTTTCTCTCCCAACCAGGGCTTATCTTGTGCCTGCTCTTTTACGAACTTCTCATAGGATTGTGCTTCGCCCTTCGTCGCAAACTGGCGGCGAATCCTTTTGCCGTCACGACCGTTTGGGAAAACCTGTGCCTGCCATTTCCCGTTGGCTAATTTGTTAATCGCCATGCTGTGCCTTTAAAGGTACTCAGTGCGGGCAACGACTTTGCCCAAAACCTTGATGTCGTCTGCCTTGCATTCAAATGAGGCTTTTCCATTCTCAACGCGAATGCGGCCGCCGGGAAAACGGTATAGCTCTTTAACGCTAATGAGCTTATCAATTTCAATGAGCCACAGTCCGTCGGTGATTTCTGCGGCGGTCATATCAACTAGGTAATTCTGTTTCTCGAAATGTACTAACAGTGGGGCTTTAACATCACTTGGTAAGAGCTGAGCATCATATTCAACCCAATCAGATGATGAAAAGTTCCCATTTGTGATTTTTTTGAGTTCGATTTTGGTTGATGGCTGATCTTGATTTGTGATGTTCGAATCACCGCGGCCATATGTCAGCCACTCAAGGGAAGTGCCGGTTTCCATCGAGCAAATCAGAACCCAATCAGCAGGAAAGTTCCCACGCATTATGCGGTTAGCCATAGTGCTTTGAGACACATCTAAGTGCCGACACAGCGCCTGTCGAGATGCAAAACCGTATGCCTGAACGATGCGCTCAATGGGATCTTTACCACCCTCTGGTAAAGTTGGAGCTTTACGACTCGTAAAATCTTTCGTTGACCTTTCCAATTTGTGATCCTAATATTCACTCGTCGTATCGAGACGTGTTTAATAGTGATGAATAGAGTTGGCTAGAACTCAACAGAGGATAGTGCATCATGACCCGTAAACTTTCAATGCGCCCATCAATCAATCTCGTGATTTCAGAACCGTACATTACCGTAGAGGAGTTCTGTCGCCGCACGGGTTACAAGAAAGGCACTGTTCGCCAGATGTACCGCGAAAACCGCCTACCTATCAGGAATAAGGATGGGATTAACGGCCTCATCGAAATCAACATGCTTGCCCTAATTATCGAAGCAGCAGCCGGTCATGAAATCACAATGCAGGCTTGATACATCCATATTGGGATAACGTGAGGTATTAAGCATGTTTGATTTCAGTGTCTCCACACAAAGCCATTTTGATGAAGCGTGCCGCGCGTTTTCCGCAAAGCACAACATCATCCAGTTGGCTAAAAAGGCGGGGCTTAATCCGCAAACCATCCGTAACAAGCTGAACCCGGATCAGGTCCATCAGCTTACCGTTCGTGAAATGCTGATCCTGACCGACCTGACGGAAGACTCAACGCTGGTTGATGGCGCATTGGCTCAACTGCAATGCCTGCCATGCGTGCCGGTAAACGAAATCGCTCAGGAGAACTTACCGGCTTATGTCCTCAAAGCTACCGCCGAAGTCGGGCAATTAGCCGCGGGCGTTGTGAGTCAGAAGAAATTTACCTCGGCCTGTAGGCGTGGATTTGTGCAGAACGTTAATGCCGGCATTCGTTGCCTGACGTTAGCTGCGATCGCCGTTCAAACGCGCGTGCATTCAAACCCTGCAATGGCTGGCACTGCAGATGTGTTAAGCGGGATCGGCGCATCGATAGGGGTTGTTTAATTATGGCGTTTTCAGTGGCGCCGCTTCTAAAACGGCAAAGCCCTTCACATGCATTCGGTCACGGCTGGATTGCAGCTGAAAATGGCAGGCGCTGGCACCCGGCACACTCTCAAGCCGAATTGCTGGCAGGTTTAACTGGCAACAGGACAAAAGCGACATGGCTTACAAAGCTGAAAGCATCACTGTTCAAATGAGCGCTGGGCAGCGAGTTAGCGCGCTTAATCATATTGCCGCACTTCGCACCATGATGTACGGCGATTGCGGTAATGAGCTAAAGCGGTTCATTAGTGATATGCGTAATACTCGTGATCCACAGTACGAACAAAATAACCGGGCGATGAGTGCCATTTTCTTTCTGGCAAACATCAATAAAGAACGTCACAACGTTGAATACAGTGAATTGACGAGTGACGAAATTACCGCGCTGATAGGTGCAATGAATCACTTTCGCGCAGTCGTGAGTTTATTTCCTAAGAAGCTAACGCTTCCAAATTAATTAAACCGAAAAAATAAATGGCGTAAACCCGCCGGGCATTTTTTTGCCCAAATTCTGGAGAACGTTAAATGCGAAATATTGAAACCCGAAATTTTGAAGCTGATGCAGAAGTGCTAAACGCGATGCTGAGTAAGGCCAAAAGTGAGCAGCGATCAGATGATGCGCTGGCCGTATCCGTTCGCCTGGCAGCATTAGCTATTCACGCAAGAAACAAAGAAATGTCAGCCGCTGAGATTATCGAACTGCTTGATAAAGAATCCGCACGCTTCGAGAACCAATCACGGGAGCTGCACTAATGGCCGACTCAATGGATTTGGTTCAGCAGCGCGTCCAGGAAGAACTGGCGCGCAACCTGGCAACGACTATTCACCGTCCTGCAGGAGCGAGTGAGTTTTTCTGCCTGTCATGCGATGCAGCAATTCCAGAAGCACGTCGCCGAGCATTGCCGGGTGTCGAGCTATGCGTTACCTGCAAAGAGATTAGCGAACTGAAAAGCGTGCATTACAAAGGGGGCGCGCTTTGAGAGTCCCGGTTGATGATCGCTATGCTGTGCGCGCGTTGAAATCCAGTGGGCCGGGCAAGCCGCAACAGTTGGTGCTGGAGAAATTCAGCTGGCTTGAGATTGATGGCGTTCGTCAACGCGTGCCGCAAACCATGGCCGTATATGAGTCGGCAGTGCTCCTCATGCGCGATTTGGCTGCTGATGCCATTGGTCGCCATGTTTTGCACGGCCAGATGAAAACAACTGCGGCCTTTGTGGCCGAAACACGCCGCATTGCTGAGTTGGTCGAGGCTGCAGTGCAAGAGCTGGCTGAACTTCAGGCCGCGCATGTCTGAAAGCCTTCCTGAACTCCTTACAGGTGAATATCACGCCGTAAATCAGCAGCGGCGTGAAGTCTTTGGCATGTCCGCTCCGGCGGAGATGTCCCTTTCTGAGCGCCGTCTCTGGAATGTGAATCCAGAGGACCACAACTGGCGCAGCCAGTATCTGCAAAATATGCCGGATTATCTGGCCGGTTACTTTGCCGATCGCTACAGCAAAATCCTCTCAGCAAATAATGGCCGCCGTCGGGCCAATGCGTTTCTGCGCCAAACTATCGGCCAGAACGTATTGCCACGCCTGCAGCTGGTTCGCAGTCGCTATCGTCTTGATGAAGCCGCTCAACATGAACTGCCGTTCATAAAGCAGCTTGATCGTCTGCCCACGCTTGACCGGCAGG